TCATCTCTCGTCGTTGTTTAATAGATTAATCAAGTCCTGCTTGTTGCGCAGTCTCGATATGTGAAGTTCTTTCACCCGATTGAACAGTACTTTGCCAACAAGTTGATCCAAATCCTCATCCGGATTCTTCTCCTTGATAATCCTTAAGAAATCGGACTTTGTACGTGCGATACCGATGCCACGCTGCTTTACCAGTTCCTGAAGCTGCTTCACGGACAATTGAGTGATATCCTGCTCAGAATTGGTGGTCTCGGAGGCAACAGATTGATCACTTGATTCCTCTTCATTTGCCGTATCTTCAGTCTGCTCCTCTGTGGATTCATTTGTACCCTCATTCTCCATTTCAGAAACCGACCTCACCACAGCAATCATGGGGAAGGATACGGAGACTCTCTGCCCGTCGTCCAATTCAACAACCCAGCCACCGCGTTTCTTTTCGACCAGTTTCCCAAGTTTATCTTTGTTGGGACCAGCGGTGATCAGAACTCTGTCACCTAATTGTTTTTTCTCAGTACTCATGGTACTCTCCAAGATTTAATTTGTTGTTATGCCTTTACTTAATGGCAGGACGAATTTAAGAGGTGGGGGACTATAATCAAGGCATGTTGAAGAACTTAACGCAGAAACAAAAAAAAGAAGAGGAACCGCTCTCACGATTCCTCAAATTTGAAGGCAATATAATGGTGGCTGCTAAGTTGAAGTCGGCTTCGCCCAAATTGTTGTATTAAATGCAGACACTGCCTGTCCGATAAGGAAATCAACCAATTTCCTCAAGAAAGGTCCATCAAACGGCTCCAAAAAGAAGGGGAGTGGTATCAGGTCATCAATGCGGTCGATGATTTTGTATTTCTTATCGAAATAATCAAACGCTTCCTGCACCAACTGATGTTTCGATTCACCAGAACTCGGTGCAGTAATAATCGACTCTGCAGTCTTCACCAGAGAAGAAACCAAATTGAACACTTCCCGAATATGAATCTTACCGGAAAACAGCTCCTTCCAGTCCTTTCCCACAGTTTCCATTTCGGCAAGAATCTGGTCTAAATATGGATTTTTACTTGTAATGTCACCTATACGGTCACTTGTATTTTCACTCATTGTTAACCTCAATTGTTAAAGAATAGTGTTTTAATTAGCAGCACAATCAATCCACCGTACAACGGCGTAAATAGAGCCCAGAGAAGACGAGTTAGCGTTTTCCGGAAATTGGTATTGCGGTCCACTTTTACTAATAGACCATCCTTTCCATTTCCAACGATTGATTCGTGCAGGGCTTTGAGGGCACTCCACAGTTCTTTTCTGTCGGTTTTACTGCCCGAACGAATCTCCCTGATATCTTCCTTGATATCACTCAGGTCCGTCTGTACCTGTTCAATAAGTGCCAGATACGTGTTGTTCGATGGATTGTCTCGCTGCTTGGTCATGTTACGCTGCGATGTAATCGACCACGATTTTCTGATCGCTCTTCGGTGCAGACAGGAACGTAATCTGCGTACCGGAAACGGTATAATCATCGGTCTCGGTCTGACGCAGACCACCCAGGTAAACCGCCAGGTAATTGCCCGGAGAACTGGTCAGATTGAAGTTGGTGGTGATGCCATCACCAGAGAAAGTCTCAGTCTGCGGAAACTTGATCACACCCTTCTGACTGACACCAGCTGAAGGAACATCCAACACCTCATTGCTGATATTCAGAGACGATCCAACCTTAACACCACCCTTGGTCGATCCACCGGCAGTCGGAAGCGAGTAGTTGTTGGCGTTTGCGTCGACACCATTCAGCTTCGAAGCATATGCAGTGCTCATCAGACCATTCTGTGAACCGGTCGCTTCCCGGGTTGCTGCCGTCTTCTGAGCAGACGAGAGGAAACGAGAATCATCTTCTTTAGCAATATCCTTGAAGGAAACGCCGTCCTCGGTCAACTCCCATTTATCGGTGAGTTCGTTGTACTGCAACTTCACGTTATCTGCATCACCACGCTCGACTTCTATACCGGAACGAAGTGTGGTCGGAGGTGTACCGGTTTGGTTCTTGTTCAGTACCACAACGTTATCTTCAATCTCAAGATTTGTCGTATCGATAGATGTGGTGGTTCCTTCAATTGTCAGATCACCGGATACAGTCAAATCTCCTGTAACTGTGCCACCCGCTTTATCCAGCTTCCCGTTCCAAGTCGATTTCTCGCTGTCAGAAACAAACCGGTTGGAAGAATCCTCATCGATCATCGTAGCTGGATGAGATGCCGGATGGGAATAGTTATTTGCGCTTGCTGCCACACCATCGAGCTTGCTCTTGTCTGCTGCCGACATCAAGCCATCCGCGCCACTGGTCGCCACATCGGTCTCTGCTTTGCCGTTCCAGTCAGCTTTCTCAGAATCCGAGACAAAACGTTTACTGGTACTCTCTGTGATCATTGAGGCAGCATGCGTTCCCGGATGCGAATAATTGTTCGCGCTGGCTTCAATGCCTGAGAGCTTGGTGCGCTCCGCATCAGTCATGATTTTCTTTGAAGAAGTCTCGGTAATAACATCGAGACTGTGATTGGCTGGATGCGAATAGTTGTTAGCACTGTTCTCCACACCATCCAGCTTCGCTTTATCGGTCGCGGTCATCAATCCTGCTGTGGACTGTGTCGCGTTATCAGTCTCCGCCTTTGAACTCCATCCGGACTTCTCAGAATCGGTCACTAATCGATTAGATGCGTCCTGAGCGATGTTCGAAGGAGAGAGCTGATCCTCAACCTGAGTAGACAGGTTAATTTTAGTCCTTGCCATATTTGTAAACTCCTAAAGTTTTTTCAAACCTAATATTTCATTGTAAAACCGCAGGACATCACTGTTGACAAATTCCAGCTTCAGCTCCTGCAGCTGCGTTTCGGGCAGTTCGAAAAAGAACGCCCGTTTACTGTCGGCTCGGTTCGGTTGAGTTCGCTCCACTCGGTTCAGTTGAAAACCTTTCACCCGCAAAAAGGCTGCGAATGCAAGATCCTCAGTTCGGTATTCGTTATGTTCAGGCAAGGGTATATTGTACCTTTAAGTTTTCGTTCTGGTTTAGATTACGGTAGAACTGAATATGAGTATTATCAACTGCCACATAATCAGCATCGATTCCTTCGCTCTGTTCGAGACCGTTCAATATCACTCTGATATCAATAAACGGCTGTTGGGTTTGAAAAATGGAGGTTAATCCATCAATCTGATATGACAGATACTCAACGACTGATACCTGTCCTGATAATATTGCCAGATCATGTATGGCTTGATCTAAAATCTCGAGTGCCTGCTGAAAGTTCTCAGCGTCATCTAAATGATGGGTTTCTGAGAACTCGGTCAGTATCTGTCCAACGACCTGCAGATCAGCATTTATGCGTTTTATTGCCACCTAGTCCCCACAGCTTAAGTTACAGTTTCTCAGCATCAATTACGATCAGTGTTCCAATCATCGCTTCAGCAAAACTAACCGTCACATCATTATCGTTGATATCAATTTCCGCATCGATAATATTGCCATCGCCGTCTCTGACCTGTACGACATAATTCTGGTGTCCCAAATTGTGGATAAAGGTCTGCTCAGTTGCCGATGGATCGAGATCAAAGGTGTGATAGGCTTCATTATCAACACCACTGCCTAAAATCTGCACTTCACCCACTTCCGGGAAGGGTAGCGTAACATTAGCAGCCAGGTCGAAACGACTGTAATGCTGTCCATCTGTCAGTTGAGAATTTAATGTCAACAGTTGATCCTCGACCATTGCTACTTGATTCTGCCTGATGGCATCAATATTTCTGACTGTTTTGTTCAGGTTATCGAGATTACCGGTCAGGGTTTGAATGGCTTTCACCACAGCGGCCTGCCCAGCAAAAGGATCGACTTCGAGAACCACTTCGGTGGTGACCGTTTCTCCCACAACCTGACCACCGATCAAAGGTCTGACTGCGAAGAGATACCGGTTCCGGATAGGTCTTAATCTCGAACCCACAATCGGCAGACCAGTATTCAGGTTGACGAGTTGAGCGGCATTATTGGGATTGGCAACCACTTCTATAAAATCTTCGAGTGTATATATGTTAATGGTTCGGTTCGCGGAGACTCCGAGATGGTGATCAGCGTTATCGAAATTGATATTGCCGCCTTCAACGTCCGATAATTTAACCCACCCATATTCATACAGATCAGCATCCTCCCAGCCAGCAATATTGATTACAAATCCACGCCCTTCCGGCATAATCCCGACCGATAGTGTTGCAGGATTAAGCTGTGGCAATGAAACCTTGTAGGGATGAGTGTATGCTATCTGGTTGCCTTTCCAGCTGTACGAACCTGCTCCCATTACTGTGTGGACAGATTCTGCCTGCCTTCTGACCGATTGTACCTGGAAGATATAGTATTCACCCAAGGGCAGACGCAGCATAGAGTTGGACAGTACTGGTGAAGAACCTAAGCGGACTGCACCCTCAATCCGCTGATTAACATCAACAGGCAGAGAACTTATCGGAGGAGGAACTAAATTCTGATCAGTTATAATATTGGTATTTTCACCCACATTTACCGGTATTGCAGAAAAGAGATATTCCGTGACTCCGGGATTGATAATCGCGGGATGAGTCGACGCTGAGATACTATCCAGATCACCAAGTATAGTGACTAAAGTTTGCCCGTTAGCAGTGGTCTCATTACCAGTAATTAGAAACTCTTCTCCGGATACGAATGTCAGATAATATCCCTCAAGTTCATTTTCAGAAAATGAATACTCACTGTTATCAATGCGGAAGATATTCGTAGCCACACTTTCGCCCACTATATCTCGATAATCCCATGCCAAGAACACGCGTGCCATCCCAGATATCTGACCGGCATTGGTGGATAACTCTGAAGTTTCCTTCTTCTTGAAATCAGATTGAATGCTGGTGATTCTGACGTTCAAAGGTGGTTTAGGAACGGGACTTTCGGTCAGAACCTTAAGTCCTTCTGGATGCGCAGGATTCCCGATTCCGACCCGGAACTCATCTTCAGTGGTCCCAGAGTCACTATCTTGTGTGTGAAGACGATCGTCCACAGCCAGGCGGATGAAGGTTCTCCGGTCAAGGATGCCGGAATTTGAAACCTCAGTTATCAGCAACTCATCCTCACCGATGTTATCATTATCACGAATTTCAATATCAAAACCATCGGATTGGTATATGTTATGGTCTTCTCCGGTCACAAAATGCGGAACGGGATGCGAAAGAGTATTCTTATGAATCAGGAAAACAAATTGCGATTCTTCAGTCGGAATAATATCCACATCTTGAGCATCTGTAATTTCTATTCTCTCACCGTTAACATAACCGACTCCGGGTTGAATGGAGTAAATACCCTCATTTTCAACCAAATTCAATCCAATTAACACACCATCTGAGAACATCTCACGCTGCCGGTTGAGGATGGCTTCTTCCTTGCCGGACTGATCGTATTCAAGATTTTCTAAAGTTGGTTTAATCCCTGAGAAATATTTCAGTTTCTTCATCTCACACCACCGGAGCGGGAATTACTGTAAAATGAACCACCGCTCTTGTATGAGCCGGTTTTTGCGCGTTTATCGCTTCGATTATAACCTCCTCATCAATTACCAAACCTTGCAAATATGAGATATTTATCCAGAAATGAAACGCAAGATATAGGTCATTTCCTGAATAGATCCTCGTCTGCCGGTAGGCTTCATATTGATCAATTTCATTCTCACTGAAAATATGAGAGACATTGGTTTCCGCTTCTGCGGATTGACCATCTTCACTCAACACAATCCATGACTGATCATCGGCGTAGTATTCCACAATCTGCGTGCACGTCAATCCGAAGATATCCTCGATTAAATATTTCATGCCTGCCTTCGTTCCCAGGAACTGGTTGCGATAGGGCAATGTGGCAATCCTCTCCAGAAGTGATGCATCGCTTTCACCCGGCAATCTTCTGAGTCCCCTGTCCAGAGCATGGTTGTTTAGATCATTAGAACGCATTTCTGAGCTAAAGTATGGGTTGTTTTCATCACGAACCAGGGAATAGCGACGCAAACGAGCGATCAGGATAGTATCCTTTAGTTCACTCAGTACCATGCCTATTGCTTCGAGCAATCCATACAGTCTCGACTGAGATTTCTCTTTTCGTTTGCGCACTGCTGGCAGCAGCCACCAGAGATATTCTGTTATGGAATTACTCAATTGAAAAAGTCTCCTTGTTCACATCCATGATCTGGGCATTGGCAGCCGATTCATCACCTAAGTTCCCATCGATACTGGTGTCCTGATAGGATCTGCCCTTGATGCGATGGTTGATTTCAACCTCTTCGAATACCAAAAACTGGTCGACCGATACGTTGACATCCTTTGTGGGATCCTTCACTTTCAGGTTGTAAACGCCGGGCACGTCCATGATTTCATTTATGAGACGGGCAATTATTAGCCCTTCTCCCAACTGCAGTCGACCGGAATAATTATCGATTGCTTCACGAACAGCTGTATCCACAGTTGTTCTATCGACACTCGCAAAACGGATCACTTCCAGGTCAATATTAACAGACCTAATCTCCGGAGCGAGTATTCTGACATCGGCTGTCAGCGGCTTGCGAGCCTTGATGTACTGATGCACTTCATTAATCAAATCTGCAGAAGGAATCCCATTTTCACCTAATATCACCACGCCAACCGTGCCAGGACCGAAGGGAAAATCATCCAGCACCGAGGCTGCAATAACTCCTGGAACCAACAATGCCCAGTTGCGATATGCTTCACGAGTTCCACCCAGTCCAATCGTTTCCCATTTACTAATGGCGCGCTGCCTGAGCTGCTCATCGGATTCAGGACCCGAGCCTTCCCGGATCAGGTATCCCTCACCATTGGTTACAGCATTTATACCGGTAATTCTGGTCACTATTCTTGTAATAGTATCCTGCCCCACGTTCCAATCTTTGCCTGGGAGTTCGGCTTCAGCAGCAACATCAACGCTGGTTTGACCTTCCTCGAGTATGTTCTCCTCGATCGTGATAAACCTATACTCATTACCGGAAACATCCTTCTGCGATTTGCTTATCGTGCCTGCAGGAATGGTGATGTTCTGCTCTGCGGGAGCGTTGCAGGAGAAGGTCAGATATACTCTGGTCTTGACAGCTGTTCGACGGACAATGCCCATTTCACGGACTTTAAGATCGAGCCAGTTTCCGGTTGCCGTCTGCACGAAGGACTGCTGCATAACGGTTTTCACCAGTCCATACAGATCTGCAATCACCTTGGCGATCACCTCGAGCAGACCGTGAATGGCAGCAGACGGATTCAGATTGGTGAAGGAGGTGCGAGCCACTACTTCTGACATCAGATCATCTAATATTTCTGAAAAAGATCTGATCATATAACGTTCATGATCTCATTGACCCCGAATCCCCAGACCATCGAATCGATAACAATTCCATTTATGGATGTAAAACTAATTTCGAACCTCTTCTCTTCAGAATCGAAGACCAACGGTTTGATGGATATGGAACTATCCTCAATACGTGATTCAGATTCCAGAGCATGACGCAGATAGCGGATCGCAAGAGCTCTATTCAGAGGTGTATCCGGAGCACCTAATAACTTTGTAATCCCACAGCCCCAGTCTTCGTGAGAAAAAAGATCACCTGGCAGAGTCTCCAGCTGGTCACGTACATCCTGCAGCAGACAATTATTGCCATGAGCCAACACCAGATCTCCTGTGGGACTGACAGCCAGATCACCACCCTGATCGAACTGAATATCCGTTCCCAGATAATCCTCACGCATCATTTTACCTCACACTCGATGGGAGAGGTATTGGAAACGCCCACAGCAGGAGCGCCACTACCACCGGAAACTGTGGTTATAACCTGAGACGCAGGTACTTTAACCTCCAGGTTATCGACAATTGCCTTAGCTAACTTCTCACAGAAATCATCGATGTTGTCGATGTTCTGGATAGCTGCCTTTAATGGTTCACCAGATAACGCCATAACCAATATCCATTTTCTCATCCATTTATATCCAATTATTTTTTCGCTTTGACGGTTGCCGAACAAGGAATGGGTGCACCGGTCACGAAGCATGCTGGTAATGTCCCCTGTGGACCTCCTGTGATAATCCCTGCGCCATTCTCACCCAGATCGATGTTTCCACTGGCATTCACTATACAATTTTTGCATTTAATCTCGATATTTTTGTCGGTCATTACTTCAATTTTACCTTCCTGATCAATTTTGATTCTTACTTTTTCCGCTTCGATTAACAACACACCTTCAGGTCCCTGGTCGGGAAGGAAACCCTGTATATAAGGCTTGATATGATCACCATTTTCAAATCCGACCATGACCTTGTCATCCAACTGTGGCAACACCACAATCCTCGTCGTCTTGGTCGCCCAGATCGACAATATCCTGCATTTAGGCAGCAGGGACATCGAGGAATCGATCGGTTGAACATCACAGGTGTAATTCTGCGCGTCTACCTCGACCACTTTACCTTCAACCGGAAACCGCATGTAGGCGGATAAATCCGGTCGAATCATTTCAATGATTTTCTTCAGCTTATCTAGCATGTTCATACCAGATTCTCGTCCGACCGCCTGCATCCCACAGATATTCCACCTTCACTACAAACTGCCTTTCATCTTCGACTTCGATGATCTCGCTGTGCTTAACCGGAGACACTAATGTTTCAATAACTCCCAATCCATCTGCTAATATTTCCTGCCGGATAATATTGACTCCCATTCTGAAGGCACATTGTGCCTCACCGTCCAGTCTCTTTGTGCACCAATGGAAAGTTCCTTCACGGATGTAATCGTAATAATTCTGATCAGATTCCTTTCTGACAATCTCGGTTACAGCATCGACTGCTTCACGTAGTGTTAGGTTGAACAACGGTAGCCGATCGATGACGATATCGCAGTCCTCAATCTCCAATTGCAATCCTGAATCTGTCATCGCTGCCTTTATTATCTCTGAAACCGTTTCATCTTCGAAAGTCATCTGAATACGCTTATTGTTCAGTATCGCGTTGTAATCGATCCCGCGAATGACCACCGGATCGTCAACTCCAATCGATCTGACCACGCCCCGAAAGATCTCTGTCAACTCCTCATCGGCATAACCCCATTTGATAATCAGCGAATCACCTCGATTTGCTGAACCGGTCAGAAAACGACCATAATCAGCCAATTTCAGAACACAGGTATCCGCCTTCTCTTCGAGATTTGAGGTAACAGTAAAACCGGAAACAATCCGTCCAGCCTGAGTTCCCCCAAGGGTCACATTTACTTCAGGTGTGAGGTTTTCGTATCTGATCTTTCCACCCATGCTAACTACTTACCAAATCGACATTTACAAGTTTGTAAAACATTAAATAATAATGAGATAATCTTTAACAACTGCCTTGACTTCCGCGATACCCCCAGCGCACCTTGCATGCGAACATTAAATCGTTTCATAGCAATAAGATAGGAGACTTTTTACTTCAATGATCGCACTTCAAGAACAAAATTTTGGCTTCGAGATCGAACTCGCGGGAGCACCAAGGCGCAACATCGCTAATGCAGTTGCAGAGGGCACCGGAGGTCGTGTTACTGCGACTCATCGTGCTGGATACGACGCCACGATCGTTACTGATCTGCAGAACCGAGAATGGAAAATTCAAAACGACGGTTCCATTCCCATAATCAACGGTTATAAAGGTTCGGAGATCGTAACGCCGGTGCTGGCTTACGACGATATCGAGCTGCTGCAGAATGTGATTCGTAACGTCAGTGCCAAGGGCGCAAAAGCTCATAAAGACTGTGCCATCCATATTCATGTAGATGCAGCATCCCATGACACTAAATCATTGTCGATCCTCGCCAAAATGGTTTACAAAAACGAGGATATGATCTTCGATGCTCTTCAGGTACATCCTAACCGTCGACGCAGATATACCAGACCAATGGATGACGAGTTCATCGACAAAGTTGCCCGACGCCGACCACGATCGAAACAGAAACTAAATGAGATGTGGTTCGGACGCTACAATCCCAACCCAGCGCATTATGAGGGGCACCGCTACCATGGTTTAAATCTGAACAATATTTGGAGATCTATCGGCACTATTGAAGTGCGATACTTCAATTCAACTCTGCATGCCGGCAAGGTCAGAGCCTACATTCAGCTCTGCTTAGCACTTTCAGCCAAAGCGCTGAATGCCCGATCAGCCAGCCACCGCAAGATTCAAACTGATAATCCTAAGTTCAACTTCCGGGTCTGGCTTGTATCCACCCTCGGCATGAAGGGTGAGGAGTTCAAAACTGCACGTTATCATCTGACTCGATACCTGCCCGGCAACAGCGCATGGCGCTACGGGAATCCAACAACATCAAACAGTGCATCTTAATTATGAAATCGGACAAAATTATTTACTTCGCATATGGCGCGAACCTCAATCTGGACGGCATGAATATGCGCTGCCCGGGCAACAAGCCACTCTGCAGGGCAGTGCTCAACGATTACCGCTTCATGTTCAAGGGTGTGGCCAATATTGAGGCGGTTGTCGATCACAACGTTCACGGCGCACTATATGAAATTTCCAAAGAACATTTGCAATCCCTCGACCGCTTCGAAGGATATCCCAGGCTTTACATCCGTAAAACCGTTCCCGTTATCACTGAAGACAACAGGGAATTGCAGGTGGTCGTCTACCAAATGACCGACCGCAATCAATATTCAAGCCCCAGTTCGGGTTACTTGAACATAATTTTAGCAGGCTGCCGTCAATGGCAATTACCTGAACAGTACATTCAGTACATCATATCTCTAGCCAAGAATCCACATTCAGGAGAACTATAAAATGAACGCACCAGAAAGAACCAAACACGAAATCGTCAACGATGACACTGTATTCGTCGGCACTGCCATAGAAATCATCCTCGAAATGCGTGAGCAGGCATACTTCGAGCGTGGTACATCACCAGAATTTTACCTTGAGCATCTAGTAAATTTCATTAATGCCAGTTCCGGTGAAACCATGACCGTTACTGGTGAAACCTTTGACGAGAAATCCGAAAGCTTCATCCAGGAGCTGCTGCGCATCGGATTTTTCAAAGAAGCCTAACCGGTGTCATCATCCGGTAGGATGCCTGGGTAATCTTCACCCATGGCGTCCGACTTGCCTTGCTCGTATTGCCTGCTTAAATAGTCATCGTCGGGATTACCGAGGGATTCATTCAGTTTTTCATTTCCGGCGATGGCTTCTTCGCCTTGTGCCTCCGCTTCTTCACTTGCCATCTGTTCCTGCGCTTGAGCCTTCAACTGGTTCTCCACCGATTCAAACTCGGTCAACTGCAATGTGCAGGAGATATAGTCCAGTTCATTATCATGAATCTCCAGCTCCTTTATCAGTACGTGCCGGATACCACAAGCATCGGTCAAAGTCGAAACGATCTCCTGAGGTTCCTGTATAGCCTCCCGCGACGGTCGAAACATGCCCTGAATCTGTTCAAACCGTTCCCTTGCCGATTCCACCACCTTGCCACCTTCTTCTTTATTGCAAATCTCGAGGTCGATTGTGATCAAGGAATCCTGGTAACCGATAGGTTGTTTGATCTTGCCGCTACGTCCCTTGATCTCGATCTCATCGATCTTCAATGCCTGCTTGATGCGCATGTGACGCGGTGGTACTGGCAGAGTGACACTCCCGATCAGGCACTCGATCTGTTCCTCATTGGTCAGTTGCTCAGTCTGGATGGTTTCTTCAGGCATTAACAATCACCCCTTCGATTCCCTCACCCTGAGCCGCCAACTCATCGAATACTTCGAGCAGCTGTTCTTTAATAGACTTTGTATTCTGTCCCGAAGCATTTATCTCGAAACGTAAGTCCCGGATGCTGCGGTCGACACTGACAGTCTGATTTCTGGAATTAGTAATAGCATTGGAGACGATGCTGCCTCCGGCCGGAGGCGCGAACACATCTTCGTTTGAGAATGCTGCGGAAAGGTTTCCTGGTGTGAGCTGTCCACTTAGATCATCTGCAGTTTTGATTGTGGGAATCAGCGGAATCTCGATCCCGACCAATCCGGCAATGTTCTGGATGCCCCCCAACAGACCATTGAGCTTGTTTATAATCCAATTGGCGGTGGAGACAAGAGCAGACTTTATATTGCTCCAAACACTCGTGAAGAAACCTGCAATCGCACTTCCAACACCTTCGAACACCCCCTGCAACACCTTCCAGCCTTTGCGGAAGACCACCACCATCCCGTCCCAGCCTGCCTTGATTCCTGTCCAGACCCATTCGACAACGGCTTTCATACCAGCCCACACTGTATTCCAGTTCTTGTAGAGCAGGACGATCCCAGCGATCAACAAACCAACGGCAGTAATAATCAGTCCGATCGGATTGGCGTTCATGGCGACGTTTAATGCCCATTGAGCTGCAGTCACAACTCCTGTGGCGACAGATTGCGCGATCATGGCTGCCTTGGCAACCAGCATCCTCACACCGAAAAGAGCTGCCTTGGATGCTGCTCTTATGAAATTGAAAGCCAGAAGTCCCAATTGCTTTACTACCATACCGATGCCTTGCGCAAACTTGACCGTCCAGGACGCGGTTGACCTGATCAGGTTGGTAGAAAATGACCATGCCGATTTGATTCCATGCGTAAAAGCTCCGGCAATCGATGTTACTGCCGACTTGACACCCGTTGCTGCAGCTGAAAACGCTCCTTTAATTTTAGTTGGCATTGTCGCCGGATCGAAAGCAGCCATCTTCATCGACAGGTATTTCAATTCCGCACCCGCGACACGCAGATAATAGGGCAGAGTCCGCATGGCATTAGTCAGTCCCCCAGTTGCTTTCACATATTTCAGCATGCCGAGGGCTCCACCCCCGAACACCACTGCCAGACCAGTTCCCAGAACATTATGCGCTTTCAACCATCCGAACAGCCTTGAAAACACTCCGATTGAGAAGCCGATTGCGTAGGCTACCAGTCCAGCAAATGCGAGCAGAGGTGAACGCGCTCCTGTGAACTTCGCGTTCCAGGCAGTGTACCATTCGGATAGGCTTTCTATCCAATCCCCGAACACCAACACAATCACATTCTTAACACTAATGATCGTATTCTTAAGTGAGGTGAAGAGTGGCGTCAATGCCGACCAAACTGCCTTGGTGGCATCTCTGAGTCCTATAAAGTTTGACTTCCATGCCAGATAGAGCAGACCCACAGCTGCCACAATCGGTAGGATCGGAGCCATGGTCGCCCACAACGCTCCTGCCAATCCTCCCAGTGCAGTCGTGAATGTCAGACTTGAAACTGTTCCGATCCCCAGCGAAGCTGCCAGACCGATTATTCCTGCGAGTGAGAGCTGTAACATTCCACCGAACAGCGCCATACTTCCGATAATCCCAATCAGGGCACCACCGATCAGCATCACACCCATGCCGAGCTTCAGTAAATGTGGATGGGATTCCGTCCATTTCTGAAAAGCCAATGCCGCCCGGGACACCGCATTAATCGTGGGTAAAACAACCGGTAGAATTGCCTTACCCAACACCTCGAAGGTGTTATGGACGCGCTGTTTCAACAGTCCGAATACAGCGCCCAGTTCAACATTCATGGCTGTCGCCATCTCGAGTGTCGTCGCTGTCCCACCTCGCATCGCGTTACCCAGATCGGAGATATTTCCTTTCAGGGCATCGATCTTCGGCATGAGCAAGTCAACGACCGTTAACGCCTCGATCCGTCCGAAAGCCTTCATCATTTCCATCTTCTCAACCGCATCTACCGTCTCGCCGTATTTGCCGCGAATTCGTTCCAGGATATTCGGGATCGGCAGCAGGTTGTTATTCGCATCCATGAAACTGATTCCCATCTGTTCACCAGCTTCTGCAGCAGATTTAATGAAAGCACGGTATCTCGTTCCAGCTTCAGCGCCGGACATGGTCGCCTGCAGCATGCCGAGTACTGAGAGTTGTTCTTCCAATGGAACTAATGCTGATGTCGCCATCGCTCCGATGTTAGAAATTGCTGCTGCCATCTCCGGACCTGTGGTTTTGAAAGCTCTTACCGCTGCAGATATCCCTCCAGAAAACAACTCGCCAAAATCGAAGTCTGAAAGATTGCCGTAAAAGTCCTTGAAAATTCCATAGCCGGTGGCAAAGAGCGAGGTCATTTCAGATACACTCGCCTTAGTCGCTTTGGCGGTCAAGGCTGCAATCTTGGTGAACTCTCCAACAGCAGTGTCCGACAGCGATGCGATGCCGGACTTGATGTCATAAGCAGCTGCGATAAAATCTGATTTGGTGATGTCAGCAAACTGGTTAGAAAACTCCTTAGCTGCCCGTTCGAGAGACTTCAGATCCTTGAAACCGAGCGATGCCATCTCGCCCAGCGCTTTAGTCGTGGCATTAGTGGAAGCAACCGTCAATCCGGCAAAACCGAGCATGGCAGTACCGATGCCCAGCATCCAGCCACCGACCTTCATCAGGTTCTTGGCAGATGCTTTGAACCGATCCATCTGCGAGACCGCGTCCGACATCGTTCCCTTAAGGTTTGATGATCCGATAATGCGGATATTGATTCCCTGGGTGAATCCCTGAAGCATGCTCACCGATGTTTCCTCGAGGCTTTATCAACCAATCGTTTCTCCTCCTCAGCCATCCATTCCGCCGAAGTATAAATCTCGATCACGCTCTGTAATGACATCTGGTCGATCATCTCGAAGGTATAAGCTGGAAAGGTCTTACAGATCACCGCGCGCATTTGCTTAAACCAGTTTTTAGACAGTTCACGTTTGACCTCGCCTACAACTTTTTTACGGCAAAAGCCTTGTTATAACCAAGCACTTCCTGAATCTGCTCAGCCAAAGCCACGATCCTTCCAGGCTGCCAGTTACCGGAACTGTTGTACTCGATGTCCTGTTGATCGATCTCCGGCCATACCACATAAGCCTTGACCATGTTCAACGGAACACGATTCTCTTTACCTGGTTGGACATTGCCAATACGGGCAAACTCATCCCAATTGGAGCCGCGTATTATGAAAGTATCACCGCTCACACTGTCCGTTATCTGAAAGAGCGGAAATCCCTTGTAGCGTTCTTTCAGGTCATTGATGATCTCATCGGTTATTTTGAGTTCTTGAGTTTCACTCATTTTAAGTTTCCTTAGTTGTTAAAATATTCCGGTTGCCTTGGTCGCAAAGCCACTGCATTTGATTCCGATCGGTTCGGCATCCTCACTATCGGAGAAGCCACCCTCCTGGTCGGTAATCTCCACCCCTGTGAAAGTCTTGGAACGCACAGCCGCCGCGCCCGGATACATGATGATGATCACCGCGTTACGGATATCGGTAAAATCCTCGAAAGTCGACAGGAAGACTGCATTCTTGGCAGTCTGCGCCACATTGATAGCTGAATTGATCAATATCTCCTTGATCTCAAAGTCGATCTCGTAGATCTTGTGAGCGCTGCGTGTAACACCGTGCGCCGTTTTGAATCCAGCTCCGAACAACGGTTTTTTGCCCTTCTTGATCTTCCAGTTGAAATTCTGCAGAGCCAGGACAGGCACACCGTCGAGGAACATCTTGATGGAGTTTCCTGATATTCCATCTGCAAATCCGAGGTCTTCTATTAAATCAGGCATACATCATACTCCTAATCCAGATAAACTTTAGTCAAGATGATCTCGAACGCCTTCATCGAATTAACGGAAAGCGTCACCTGCGCTTCACCCAACGTCCGCATTTCATCAGTCGAGCTTATCGACAATTGATAACTGTCGATTTCACCCTTTTGTCTCATCAGTTCCAACGGTCGCTTAATATCCTCTTCGAGCAATTTCAATCCTTCTCCGCCTTCATCATTCGGTCGTCCGAGGTGCGGGAAGGCTGCAATCCGCGACTGCTTGCCGGCGCTATACACCGCACGCAGTTTCTCTAGTCTGTTATAGGTCTCACCTGTCGGAGGAGCATTATTTGACAGGGCGATGATCTTGCCGATGCCCGGCTGGGTGCGCAGGTAATTGATATTCGCCTGGATGAGTTGTACCTGATGACCACGCCCAAACTCAGGAACCAGTGATATAATGTTCACCGGAGATTCACCGAGCAGACTCTTCTGTAACGGTACAGATGCCATCTTGCCACTGCAGGAGGAACTCACCCGACTGACATATTCATCACCATCCTGATCCAAAAACTTCGCCTCACCGATAAAGAACACCGCATTGCGGTTAGTAAAGTCTTCCTTAAGCGAGATGCAGTTATCGACGTAGTCCTGTATTTCCTGAGGAGTGATATGATCTGGATCGTTGGGCTCGAAGCGAGGCAGATCGAGCAGAGCAAAGCGTTCGCCGAGGATGTTTTCAATCATGTTCTGACAACTGGTCACAATCGCTGTCCATAAGTCAGGCGTATCCGCACCGATATAATGCACCCAGGAGACGTCCGAGAATTGTTCGGAGAATTCTATGGCGTCGATATAATTACCATTGGTCAAGACCGAACCGTCCGTACCGCCGCTGAGATTCTGAGCCTCAACAGCATCGGGCAAGTCATCGGCGAGCTTCGAACCCACTACCAGACTTTGACCATTGTTAATAGACTCAACAAGAGCATCATTCGAATCATTAGTAAACGCAGATGTCTCTTCAGTTTCAGGATCAGTGATTTCGATGGTTCTTGACGCTCCATCCACCGTCACGTCAATTTCGATGCCGTTCCACAAGGTCCCCGGTTCGACTGCTTCGAGTCTGATCACATCGATCTCGCTCGACTTCAGGATCAAGGTTGCCTTCAGCGCATCACCAATCCGCACAGCATATATCATGGAACTACCGGCATCAAGTCGTTCCTGTATTGCTTTCAGCAACTCGCCTCCTCGGAATATCTGCCTGGCAGTGTCCTTATCGGAAATGGTATAGCGCGTTAGCAATTGCCCACCCTCAGCAGCGCCAGCGATAAACTCGATGTTGGAAGCGGGTGGCGTCACGATTACCGATCCGGACAGGTATTCCGTATAGACGTCTTTTATTACCTTGGTTGCCATCATTTACCTCCTGCCGGCTGTTTCAGCCACGCTTCAACCATAGCCATGAACTTATCGGGCTCGATGCGGTCGGTGTTTTTCAGGTTATGCTTCACCATTACTGCCGCTGCCAGATGTGGTGATATCTTCAACTGTCTTATGACTGTGGAAATCCTCATTTTGCTCTTTGTATCTATTTTCTTTCGAGGCATATCACCTCCTAAATTTCTATTTTGACACTTTCCATCCTGTTCTCGACCACCCTCATTTTGAAACGATGCTCGATAAACAGGTATGAAAGCGTCTGCTGGTAAACGAACGGCATTCCTTTTTCTAAAGGCGCCAGATCTGATCCTTCTTGAAAAATCGCTTGTTCTATATGCAGGCTTTCACCGGATACAGGATCGACCAGATCGACCGAACCTTCACAACACAGATCAGATAACAGAGTATCAATCTGATCGGAAACTTCAGTTACAATTACATTACCGTTCTTTTCGGAACTGTTCACCGCCCGGATTGTGAACCTCAAGACTTGGTGATGTTTGGTCACTTTGATCTGTCTGTCGCCGTCTTCTGTCGTTTCTGTCCTATCCCAGAGTCCCGTTCCTAGACTATGTTTGCGCGTCGATATCAGGTCAATCAGGAAATAGGGATAAGGATTACCGGCTGCTACAAAGGCGATATCGTCCTTGAAAGCATGCAGGTCGGGTATATTATCCGTCAGATACTTCGATATGGCGCGTTGCAGTTTCAAAGTCCTACTCGCAGTATTGCCGCCTCAACTTCACGCCGGATGATACTGGGCGCTATCTGCTTTCCATCCTGATATGCCGGTTCCATGTACGGTTTCGGTTTGGGATGCACATAGAAATACTTCATCTTCTTATCCAGGTCGATGCCATGTCTTCTTAGCCAATTACGGAAACCGGGTATTTTGTCGATGGTGAGCCAATGCCCCTTGGTTCCGAATTCCACTGCTGCCGCGTATTCGACGTTAGTCCCAACGATAACCTCGGTTGACGATATCCGGTGGATGTTAATAGAGTTCCACAATTGCCCCAGATCTATAGCGCCATGTTCTTTCAATTTCTCAACCGCTGAGCGTTGTATCTCAGTTGCAATAATCTGAACTCCATCGTAAACCGCTTCTTTAAGTTCTCCCGGATAGCGTTTAAAAAAACTCTCTACACCCTCAATTGCCTTCATGTCCACGTCAACCTTAATCATGCGCCTGGTATTCCCGTTCAAGCTTAACAATTAGATGCGACACTGCTCCGAAACAGTTAACAGGTTTTACATTCGTAACTCGGTATCGAACCTCGTCATAAACCAATATGTCGCCCTCCGAAACATCAGTCTCAGGCAACATCGAGCACATACCATCGGCTCCAACCTGTTTCAACTCATCCGGTGACAGCTGTTGGAATTCAATCGGAACAGAACCAAGCGATTCTTCATTTGGTTCATGCGGTCCGGCAAATCCACCTGCACCAGCAACCCTAGGACGCAGAAGATCCGCTGTCTCACCCGAGGCTCTGATCAGTTCTGCCGTATCCAGTGTGATCATCTGTTTCTCATGGCTTTCTAACATTATCTGGTAATCTTATCATATCGCCCCTGTGCGCGTGGGATAACTGGTCGACCAACCACTCCAGATCGCCTAAAGGTTGCCCACACGGTCGACTGTGTGCGTCCGAAATTCGAGCGTTTTCTACTACTGTCCATAGATCTGCGGTATAACATCAGGAATGCCACCGCCATATTCAGGATTGCGCTCTGAAACCGTCTGACTGTATTGCGCCTGATAACTGCGACCGAGTTCCGCCCAATAAACGGGTTGCTTCGTCTTATCCACTTTCTTATCACCCGATGAGAACGAAAAGTTGCGAGCGGTTTTAGCCTGCATCATCCGGCAGACCACAGTCAGAGCGTTGAGTAGCAATACCTCCTTGTCATCATCTTCCAGATCGGGTGAGATGTTGCCCTGATTGTCGACTGCATAACTGCGCTTCAAATCTTTATTTATCGAGACTATTGCCCTTCGCGTTGCTCGTTCCAGTTGCTCGTCTTCAAGCAGTGGAGAGTTTTCGTCACGGTCATGATACTCGAGGCGTAACGCCTGTGTTAAGTCACTCAGTACCATCGATTATTTCCATTGCCTGTGCTGTAGGCCAGAATTGTTGCTTCTTCACCGTACCGATATCCTTAAGAGTGAAATGCTGATCGCCTTTCTTCTCCTGGATTTCACCTGTTACAGACCTGCCAGAAATCTTATCCGTGATCGTGACAAGGTTTTCTTCAACGCGAGAGTAGTCGACCTCCCAATCGTGAGCAGGTGTATCGGAATTCGTTTTCGATTCAGATATCTCCTGTTTTTCATCCTCGAGTTTCACCCAGCCTTTATCTATTGCTCGCTGGACTTCATCGGTAATCTCCTCAATCGATATCACAGCTTTCGGTTTGAAGATCAGCTTGGACAGAGGCAAAATCAGGATGCCTGGTCGCTGGTTAATAATTCTTTTCATTTTTAAACTCCTATCCGAGAATCTTGACTTTAGCCAGCAGGTCGGAGCGTAAAACTCCCAGCGCCAGTTCCATCCACACCACCCAACTGACCTTGAATTCGCTCGGACGATTGTCCGGTTCAACAGCAATCGGTGTCCTTACCGCCATCTTGCCGACCGGCTCATCCGGGATTAATAGAATCTCATCCATCTGAGCAGCCGATGTAGTCATGACCTGTGCGCCATTGAAATACTTCAGGATACCCTTCTCCCGTAGCTCACGCTCAGTCACCGGATCGAGATCCCAACCGCGCATATCGTTGAAACGACCACCGCGCATCACGATGTACTTGATGGTCAAGTCTTTATCTTCGAGCAATGATATCGCCTGGTTGAGTCCATCCTCGGTTAATGAAGCGCCGCCGATCTCAACCGTATTGGCTTCCGGAATTGCTCCGGAAATGACCTTCACAGCACGCTTGTTAAGTTTTTTGCGAATTGCAGAACCTGCCCATTTCTCCATGTCGGTCAAGCGATGTACATCGCCGTTACGCAGAACCGACACATCAACCGCTGGATTGGATGCAACGCGGTCAACGGGGAATTCGATCTCGGCATCATCCATGTTCGAGCGGTGAACTTGTCCTCCGGAAGCGATCCAATACGCCTGAACCTCCTTGATCTTGTTGTAACGCGCTGGTTCACCCTTGGGTAGTTTGTTTTCTGTGAGTAGCAGCGAGGCGATCTCTTTCTGTCTGATCTCGTCGTAAATCGGAGGGGCAATGGAGGCTGCAATCGTGCGCAATCCATCAGCTCCCATTCCGTATGCTTCCCTGATATCAGCGCCAATCGCATCGAACTTTTCAGGTGTAATTGCTTTTGTTTTCATAAATTCTCCTACAGTGCGAGCTTGAATTTGACGATGCTGCCTTCAACTGCCAGCGCTTTTCCGACAACAAAGTTACCTGCTTCCCAAGCTTTAATGTTTCCGTTTGTCGGATCGAAAGTCAGATCATCATCCGCGCTGATTGTACCGGTGATATTATCAGTCTCATAGATGCCGCCATCCATATAGACCGCAACCTTATTCCTGTCGGTAGCTGCTGGTGTGATATGCTGCAGCTTGTCGAGATGGTAGATTATGCCTACCGGAACATCCGCCGCATCGGACACCACCTCGAAGGTGTCGTTATCGATCAGTTTGACGAACTGACCCTTTTCACCCGGACCCTGCAGCTCGCCATCACCATAGGCAATTCCCGGATGCGATGGATTAAAATAGAAATCACTCATTTTATCTCCTTATGTAATCTGGGCTTCACGAACGTCGCGCAATCCCTTGCTGAGCCGCGTTGCCAGGTTGCCTGTTTTATCATCCACTACAGCAGGATCGATACCGGCATCACTGCGTAGCACCTTATCCTTGTGTTCCGCGCCTTCAGCCTTGTTTTCCGGTAAAGCATCAATTACTGATCTGGCAGCATCAAAAGCGCTGTCATCCAGACCGGCAAGGCGTTCGATCTCAGCCGTTCGTTCGTCTTCATCCTTGAACTTCCGTCCGCGCTGTTCCCAGGTTTCGACCAGTTTAGCGGCTCGGGTATTTCGTTCAGCCTTGCGTTTCTCGGTTTCATGAGCCTCGATTTTCTTCTGCAGATCTTCGACCTGTTTCTTCAGGTCCTCATTCTCCTGCTGAACTTTCTTCAGGTCTTCCTCGACTCCAGCAGAGGCTTTGTTTGCCGCCTCGCTTTTCGCCACATTGACCAGACCCTTAACCTTGTTGCTGAACACTTCCAGTCCTGTGGTGATTGACGAGTTCAGATCATTGGCACTCATCTCTTCCGAACCAAATTTTTTCAGCAGTTCCCTGATGTATCCCTCGAAAGCGCTGGTCAACGGCCAGACCTCCTCGTTAATCTTTTTAGCGGTCAAATAGGACTGGAAATCGGCAATCGTTTCCATATTGTTATCCTCTATGCTTAATGTGTTTTTTGCTACACTTAATATTTTCGCACCGGGATCAGCTCCCTTGCGGTCCAGGAGTCCCATCCCAGTGAATGTTATGTTGTGCAGGATCTCGTAAACCTTCCTGCCTTGATATTCCTGCCCTTTATATTTCTTGAGGTGCAGACAATAATTCTTCTTCGATTTAATGCGTTTCTTGCAGATCGAACACTCACCTTCCTCATAATCACACTCCATCGAGACCTGCTTCACGATACCCTTACGGATCAGCTTGTGCGCTAGACGGGCAAACGGATTGTCCTCGGTGTAGAGTTCACCATCGCACTCGACAAAACCATTATCTTCTTCCTTGAACCGAGCCTCGGTAACTCCACCCACGATATCCGTCAAATCCTGTGAATGCTTAAGATCGATCTTTGTATTGATTGCGCTTTCATGGTTTTTGCGAAGCTCGTCAACACTGAAATGATCCCCATTGAGGTTGGTGCCGGCATGGGTTAAAATGAAAGTGAATTTCTGGTCACCAACTGGCTTCCGGGTTATTGCTTCAGAGGACAAACCTTCTGGGAGGATTATGTTACCAGTGAGGGATGTGTGACAGGAACGGGTTATATTAATCGCTGCTTTGGCTGAACTCTGCTTTTTCGGTTTTGACGCAATGATCAAATACTCCTGAGCGTCGCGTCCTGATCCTTCACCAGCATACTTAGCGATTCCATAGGAAACAGCTCGTCGTCTGAAATCGACTTCGTCGTAATTCTCCCCAAACATTTCTTTTAATTCTGCTGCAGTGGGATAAGCTTTATCCCGATAACTCATGAGGAGCCTGGAATTACCCTGAGCAGATCTTTCAACGAAACCCTGAATTAACTGCCGGATGCTGTCCTTGTTATATTTAGTTTTTGACTTGTAATTGCGGCGTTTATTATCTAGGATTTCTTTGCCCTTCCAATAGGTCATCAATCCTTCCACAAAGTGCATCTTGTCCTCATAGTCGTTGAATCCGAACTGTGTCATATAAGGTGGATCAGCGTAAACAAGATCGACATTAACTTTCGGTAGAAGACTCAGCGCTTCCTGATGATAGACCTTGCATTCCTGTCCGTTGTCGAACACCAGCGCGTTAGCATTATGAATACACTTGACGAACAGTTCCTTGAATTCAGAAGTGGAAGGATTACCAATATGGGAATTGGGATACTTGTTGGCGTCATCGGGAATCGGTTCGGTCAAACTCTTCTTCGAACGGGAATATTCACCAAAGCAAGCACGGATTTGACAGGTACGACCAAGTGCAAAGAGTGCAATATCTTTTTTATATCCCGTGAGTTGCTGGATTTTCGCATAAGCGTTTTCGAGGAATTCAAGTATTGGCTTGGTGTAGTAATACCCATAAAATGTCTTTATTATGAAATCACCTGCCGACGAGTTCGGTTCAAGGAGCGCTTCGATATCCTCATCCGAAATAGTGACCGATGAGTTCTCGATTACCGCCCTTGCGATGTGATAGGGATAGTCCAGCAGATCATTCGAGATGACCCGTAATCCCTTCTTCTTGTAGAAATAACCGACATTGGCTCCGCCACTGAACAGGTCGAGAGCTGATTTCACACCTTCTGGAGTGTAGTTCCAAATCCAATCCAGCATGTCATGCTTCGAACCCATGAAGGCAGTAACACGAGCGTCAGAATCCTTAGCTGCTTCACCTTGCAAGTCAGCAACTGTCATGAATGGTTCTTCTAACATGTCCGCTTTAGCAGCTATCTGATTGCTGCAGACAAAGATGTGTTCTTTGCCGTGCGATGCTTCGCCAGAGCGGTTCTGACCTGCCATACTGTAAGAGTGATCCCTGCTGAACATCCGGGAACTCTTGCCATGCCTATTGATCAGCTTCTTCATCTTTGCTTCATTCGGATAGGCATGATCCCGGTACGAGATAATCCAATGTTTGATTCCCTTTGACTTGTCCAGGAATCCATCGAAGAACTCTTCGGAATTGGACTGCGTGACCGTCTGATGGTCGGTGAGGAACTTCTTCACTCGGCTCGATTCATCGATCTCAAGCCCCTTCCAGTAAGTCATTAAGCCTTCAACGAAGTGGTAAGAAGTCGCATAGTTTGTAGTTGAAAATTCTGTAGCATAGGGAGGATCGAAATATGCCAGGTCAACCTTGACATCAGGAATGACCTCGAGGATTTCCTTGCAGAAAACCTTGTTCTCTTTGCCGTTGTCAAAGACCAGGCTGTTTACCCGAACGATGTTATCCCGGAAGCGGTCGGTAAATGCTTTGGGTGTATCCGCTTGCCGATTTCCGCTTCCCTTAGATGTCGATGCGAAGTGACCATAGCTGCCAGAACCTGAAATACAGGTCTTAGCTAGGGCAAAAAGCGCAATGTCCTTCTTATATCCTTGTAGATCATCAATGTTTAACCGTATATTATCGATTATCTGGTGAACGCCGGATTGGAAGAACTTCCCTCGGAAGGTTTCCTGGACGAAGTCGCCTGCCTTGGAATTGGATTTCAGCAGGGCGTCGAGTTCTTCGCCCGAAACCGTCACGGAGTTGTTCTCGATGATCGCTCTGGCGATGTGGTAACAGTAATGCAACCGGTCGTTGGCAATCACGCGCAGCCCTTTAGCCTTGTACATGTAACCAACCACCGCACTACCTGAAAAGGCATCGAGCGCACTCTTTACGCCGTCTGGAGTATGCACCCAGATCCAATCCACCAGTTTCTGTTTGGAACCGATGTAATTGGTAACGTACGGAGGCAGATCCTGCGCTGCTTCGATATTGTCCTCTGTATCCCGTGCTAGGCAAAACTCAGCCTCCGCTTCGAGGATGAAGCGAACGCGTTTGAATTCGGTGTTCATCGAACCGATTTTGATTTAGTCTTAGAATTAACCATGAGACTATGTTAAAGGGCGGGAACTGATTTATCCAGAACTGACGGGACTAATGGGATTTCAGATTAGGTTCATACAATCGATATCCATTTTAGGGTATTAATGAACAGGATTGCATCGAAATATTTAATCTCACAAGATTTAACTATCTTTTAGAGAGGGTGTTTGGTTGTTTTTTTGCCCTTCCCAGAGGAAATATTTTTTATGTCACTAGTCATATTAGAGGGGAATTAAATGAGACTTCTTTTCTTTATCGTAATTGAAATTGCATTAATCTTTCTCTCGATAGGTAAAGATATCGATCAGTTTTCGGGATGGTTAATTAGCGCTAATTTCGTTATTGCTATTTTCTCCATAAATTTTACTTTCTTTGGATATCAGCTTTCTCGATATAAACCCATATTGGTAGAAATAACTAAACGTCAATGGTTTAATATCACCCTTTTGTTGTTTTTTCCTTTCGTGCCTTTAATTTTATTTTTAGTACTTCCATCGTTATACTCGCATATTGCATTCTGGATTCTGCCCTTTATATTTTGGTCATCTATTGACAATGCGATATTAACCATGAACTATCTTGATCCGGTTAAATATCTAAACAATGTTTGTAAAAATAAATTAATCCTAAGATATGTGGATAACTTATATGAGATAACTTCACAAGAAGTAAAACGACATAATAAATTTCTCGAAAGCAAGAAAGTATTTGATATTCCAGAGCATGAATATTCCTTTCTACCAGAATCACTTGGACTTCCTGAGAATGACGTTTGGGATAAAGTAGCAGTTGTATTTAAACAATCATTCAGCAATAATGATTATCCTGTTTTTCTCAAGTGTATGGATCAGATATTAAATATTTTGGTTTTGTCATACGAGATTGAATCAAAGCAAGAAGGTGATTACAAAGAATTAGAGGGTGTAAGATCAATTACGCACAAACGCTTTGGAGCACTCATCAACTGGATTTCAAATGAGGATGAGGAGGGTATATATTTAGAGGTATTAACGTCAAAACTATGCGCTTTACTCAGAAAACCTAAGACCTTGGCAAAACCACTTAGTAGTCTTGCGAAGAGCATTATGAAAGACATTCTACATCTCGGTGAATTGACTTTAGAAGCGAAAACGAGTGATGAGCCGATGAGAGTGTTAAATACAATTCATGCCGTTACTGAACTAGCAATTCACGCGATAGAGGAAGATGCAAAAAAGACCAATGGAAATAGTCTCGATCAGTGGAACATTGCTGGATATGCATTTCTTATAAAAAATTTAGGATATAAGGCCTTAACAACAAATCATGATCATTTTGTTTATCGTTGCATGGAAACACTTTCTTACCTCGGTTGTAATGCTGCGAAAATTGATTCAAGACAAACTGTGGTTGCTACGTTAGATTGCCTTGTGCAACTTGGAAGAATGTGTCGGAAAGAAAGTAAAGGTTGTTTTTGGAACCGTTGTATAATTCCACTAGAGAGTCATGCTGAGGAATTTATGGGTCACATATTAACTTGGTTAATAAAGGACTTAGCGGACGATGGATCTTTTTCTATGAAAGAAGTTGCTGAGCAGGCATATTCAAGAATAAGAGGGGTGCAATGTACCATAGAACCAAGATCGAATACGAATCCAGTATTTTGGATAGCGGAAGTCGTAGACCAAAAAACAAATAAACCGATTCCTCATGTAGAAGCAATGAAGGGAATGTTTGGTTATTATGGTGAAATAGATTATTCTAATCATCAGGAAATCACAGAATACCATTTGATTGGTTGATCAAAATGTACAAAGCTTTCTGCAGTAAAATATTGATTAGGCAGGGATAATGTTATTCAAGAATAGAATTGATAAGTCCTAATTATAGATTAAAACCATTGATAAAATCAATGTATATCCTGAATCCTTCTAAGCTTTCGTTTCAGGAATGTAATAAACTCAAACCTTGAATAAAGCAGATTTCTGCCTCTTTGCCCAATTACATACGGGAAATCAGGTTCATTTGCCCATCTATGAATCGTCGATCTTGAAACAAATATCTTAAATTCGCGTGCAATCTCAAGCATCTGTGTCCGATTGATCAGAACATCTCTTTCTTTCAATCTGACCATCTATCTCCTACCATCCATATATTTACTCAGAGTCTTCCTCATGAATTCATCCAAATTCAAATCAGTCTCCTCTTCAAATGTCCGTGATCGCATTCCTTTATATCCAGCCCTTGCCCGATGGTATTCAAGTAAATTAAGTGGCGTATTCAAATCGTCCTCAACCAGCCGGTTCATCACCCACATCGCTTCCCAGTATTCATCTGAAGTCTCGTCCGGATAGTACATATCGATCCCAAGATCACCCATATCCTGTATCCAGATTCCGATTGGTAGGAATTGCAGAACCTTGTCATCGTACCGAAAGTCAATGAAATATCTCAATCTCATGATATCGCCCTCTTCACCATATCCTGAAACTCCTCCCTCAGCTGGTTTGTAATTTCATTCAGCCAGGGATTTGCTTCCTGAAACGACTTCCATTCTTTGAAAACCTCATTAGCATCCAGATCTACTTCGGGTGGATCGATTGCGCTGATTAGAATCTTGTAACCATCTGTAATAATCTCAATATTGCGTTCATTCAACCATTCGCTCTCTTTTATTAAAATCAAGTGTGACCGGTTCATTCCTGCTTCGAAATGAACTTCCTGAAACCAGCACCAGTAATTAAACCGTAACACTCTGCCAGTCTTACGCGAGAAGAATGGCACTGCTTTCAGGACTTCGAACGATGCCAAGTAGAATGATGTGACAAGTTCTTTACCATCCGTAATCCGGCATTTGGTGCAATCAGTCAGGAACTTGTCTATTCGAGTCTGTAATTCTTCCTGTGCTTGTCTAATCTTTTCTTTCACTAATTCGTCGTCCTTACGATTTCCTTGACCTGTCTGCCATCCGGCAAACGAGTCACACCATGCTTCCTGAAGACATTCAGCACTCTGCGTTTTTCAGATTCGTTGCTAACTGTAACCATCTGCAGGTTATCCAACAGCGTCACTTCATTCTTGAAGATCGTCTCATCAGAGCTTTTCCGGGATGCAATGGATTTGTAATCAGTAATATTAACCTTTCGATGCTGCCTGACATGATTGCCGGTGACACGCCCGTATTTATCACCTTCATAGGTGATCGCATCCATTCGGCGCAGCAGGTGCGGTTTGAAGTAGAAGCCGGTATCACCACGCTCGTATCCCACTCCGGGAAGCTTGCGAATGCGTGTGAAGAAATAACTGGCGCCCCCAGTTCCCATGTCAGAACTGGGACTCATGCCACCCACCGGAATCCCCACCCTCATTTTTTCAACAGTTGAGATCAAGGCTCCGTTATGATCCAGAATCTCATCCAGGACGCTTGCGACGTCGCTTCCATTCGTCAATCGGTGATATAATCCATAATCACCCAGTTCACGTTTCATGTGGTCATCTGAAATATCGAACCTGAGCTGGTGTCGGTATCCAGCATCCTTTTTCTTTTTCCAGGCGGATGACATGATGGAATATTTGCCTTTGGGGTCGTATCCTGGAATTCGAGTAACATCTTTGACACCCAAATGATCTGACCAATACTGCCGAAGGGTTTTGACTCTTTCAGCTTTGGAGGCTTTCTGAGTATCTAAACTCTTGAGCACCTTCTTCCAGGCAGGGGATTTATCCTCATTCAGGATGTATGCTTGTTTCAGGAGATACATATATTCCGCATCAACTGACGATGAGAAAGACGCTTCGATGCCGAGACGCTCAAGCCCATCGAGTAACCGTTCTGCAGATTCAGGGTTGCAATCCGAGAGGATTCGAAGTTCAAGCTGTCCCTGGTGCGAGTAATAATTTTCCTTAATCCACGGGCGGTAGATTCCCTCAACACCGTCTCCCAGGTCGATCTTGTATTCCAAACCTTTAGCTTTGAAACTGGAATGCAATTTTCTGAGTGTTACATCCTCATCCATAACCACTATCTTGCCTTTCCGAACGACCTTTTGGTCTCCATAAACGGTATTTCTTTTCACAGTTGGAATCTTATCACCTGATGGTTTGACAGGTTTTTCTTTTTTCAAATACTGTTTAAACGCCCTGATTTTCTTTCTACCATTTGCTGAGATAGAAACATCGAGTTCATCAAGGATCTTCAGATAAGATTTTGCCAAAGACCTCAATTCTCGATCTCGCATTCCTGTCAATTTGGATAAAGCAAGCCGATGAGATAATGCCTGGTCGATTGTTGACTTATTGAAATTGAAGTCTCCCTGATTGATGTGATAATTGATTGACTTGACCGCAGCCAGGATGTCATCGTAGAACAGATCATCAGCCATAGCTTGACCTGCGACCTGCCCGATAGTGTCTCCCGGTCCGGTTGAGAGGTTTGCGAGCAACTTTTTTTCTGCTTCTGGTCGAATCTTCAAACGCATCACTGTTCGAGTCTTACTCTTTACCTTTTCAGTATAGAGCAGCACATTCTGATCCTCGATATCATCCACATCCACGGGGAGTGATTTGCCCTGCCAACCTGATTCCTTCGCTTCTTTAACCAGGATTTCCGCGTCTTCAGGAATATGCCTGTATCCTTTTGCAGCTTTTCCATCTGGCAATTCCTTTCCATCAACATCGAAATGGAATACTGCCTTTTTGTCTTTTTTTCTTTTCCGGAGAAGTTCAGTGTAGAATTCTTCAAAGTCTTGTCGAAGGTTGTTCTTGCGGATAAGCGCAGTTTCGTAGAAGTGCTTCAATTTCAGTTGTTGCTTGGTAAACCTCCTCTCTGCGTATGGCTTGAGTAAATCGATGTAGGCATCATCTGTGATTGATTCAATACTACTGATATATTTGTATGTCGCCTGTAGGTCCATCTCGATCTTGCCATCGCGCCAGGCACGCATCACTGTATTGTAAAAGGGTTCACGCTCTCCAAACGCTTTGTTAGGATGGTAATTAATTGACAGGTGATCATCACCGATGAATTTAAACAGTTGCCCTTTATCAATCCCCTTGACCTGTCCATCTTTCAACCGCAGGAACTGCTTGCAGTGAGCGTCATGATTGGAAATCAGCCAGTCGATAACATGCTCGCGCTGCAACTGTTCAAGCTCAGAACCAGACAGATTCTCAACTATTGCATCACGAAAATCAAACTCCTTCTGTAGGTCGGTTCGCCATTTCTGGATCGAGCCCTTGAGCTTCCCTCTGCCTGGAACATCGAGTTCAATGAAACGGACTTCGATTGATTCGGGATCGATCAGCCTGCCAATGCGATAAGCCACATCATCACCGTGCCCCCGAAATTCTTCCGACACTGGTTTGAAAAGCCATTTGTTGTCGCTTTTATCGGTGAAGAAATACTTGGTGTGCGCCCCCTCTATGTCAGCTCGTCCCTGGTAACTGAACGGATTACTTTTCGAAAACTTCTTCCAGGCTTCATCAGGGTTGGTGAAATGCGAGGAGTGTGACAGAGGTTTAAGCAGTTTCACTGTAGTGGGTTTGACGGCTGGCTTTGGAGCTTTAGACTTCTTTCCATGCTTCTCAGACCACTTTGCCCATTTAACCTCAATGTTATCCTTTGCCATAATAATAGCCACCGGATCATCAGAAGTCATGAGGGTGATCAGATCCTCTTTCGATGCCCACTGGTAATGTTTCAACTTTGCCTGTTTTGCGATGGTCTTCAGGTCCTTGCCCTTCAGGGCTTTCACCGTCTGGACGAATGAACTGCGAGCATATTCATACTGCTGTTTCAGCGCCGACCATTCAATTTCCGGAAGAAGAGATTTTGCTTCAGCAAGAGCTTCTGAAACCTTCTCGAAGTGGTTTTGTGCAAGTTTGAATTCCTGTGGTTTCAACCCGGGCAGTTGATCCAGGTGAATCGAGATCTTCTGTTTGAGAGCTTTTATCTGCTTGCCTACGAGTTCCTTGCTTTTCTCCAGCACAGCTTTTTCAGTAAGTTTCTTTTTCAGCAGAGCAATCAATTCGTCTTTAGATCGCAGAGCGCCAATTTTGTGCTTCTTGATAATTGATTTGAGTTCCGCTCCCTTCATCATGTCCAAGTCTATATCTGGTTCCAGGGGCTTCAACAGCTTGATAAAGTCCTTCTTGGTGCGGGCAATCGATATGCTGTTGGCTTGGGCAAGCTTCTGCAACTGTTTGATTGTCAGTTTCTCGAACTCCCCCTCAGAAACTGCCTTCCCGACCTTAACCGCTTCGCCATGTTTCTTGGTTGCCATCTCAGATATTTCGGATGGCACGAGGATGCAATCGAAGTTTTCCTTCTTCGATGCAGCCTGAATGGCTATCGCCCAGGTGTGGAGATATGTGGTTGGATTTGTCATTATTAATGCACCGGTTGTCCTGCCCGGCAAATCCGTGCACGAGCTGCAAATGTTGTACAACGGCATTGCGGATGCTTCGGAATTGGGGGCGCTTGATCGATTGGAAACTCCTTGCCGTCAAGTGGACCGCATTCAGGACAGGTGCGTTCATCACCGGCTGTCACCCAGACAACTCTTCTCACGCCGATCCTGTCGTAAAACTTATTTCGTCCCTGTCCGAAAGCTCGCAGTGTCTCAGTCCTGGTAATTACCTCAACTCTCGTCTGTGCTGTCTTGAATACGGTCTTGCCGACGAGTCGAAACTCATTGGGATCGGTAATTATCCCTCCAATCTTTTCTCCAATCTTGGCAATCGAATCTCCGCTCACGATGCCTACAGATATCTGCTGCTTGATATTGTCTGCCAGCTCTCGTGTGACATTGCCCAGCAGTTGAAGGTCGTAATTAACGAGGAAGTCCAATGCCGATCGATCAGTCAAACTCATCACCTGTCCAGCCAACTTGACTCTGTCTTCGTGAGATAAGTTCTCATAATGTGGAAATTTCAGTTCGCTAAATTCTCCGATGCTGCCGGTAATGCCGTTCCGGAATGAATCCCTGACAGCGTTTTTCATGATCACAGTCTGGTCACTTTTCAGGTCACCGATTATCTTATCGATTCCTTTCTGGATACCGCGAAGTTGTTCACGACGAACCTCAAGACCTTTCTTCAGGAGCTTTTTCTCGCCGATTTCAACCAGTTGTGATTTGACATGCATCTCAGCTATGCGGAGAGATTTCAGCATTGTGTTGACCTGTCGCTCAGTGTAAAGGTCGCGCGAATGAAGACTCCACAGGACGGCTTGTTGGATTTGTTCTGCCTGATTCAATCTGCCATCTCCACACTTTCGCCCCCGAGAAATTGCCTGCACGCAACTTGATCGAATCGTCGTTCTTCATCTGTAACGGTGCAATGGTTATTCTCAGCATCAAAGAATCCACACTCGTCACAAATATGATCTTCACTTGCAGATGCATACATTCCTTCAGACTCTGATTTCTCCTGCTTCAGTACGCGGGAGTCCTCTTTCACCTTGTCCATGCCCAGCATCTCACGCGCCGTCTGCACCGACATAACTCCCATCTGCACGAGCGAAACAATATCCTTGATGTCCCAGGACATGTCGACCAGTGTGCCCTCCTTGGTGCGATTAGACTTTTCAACATCGGGATTCAAGTCCATCTTGGTCTGAATGGTATTTTTGGATATCAGATTGCGGTCGTAAAGTTCGATCAGTAGTTTCTTGACATCAATTTCGTTGGTCAGATCAACGTCGGAGAAGATGTATTGGATTTCATTTTCGGAATAGCCCTTCATCTCCTTCCAGTCATTGAATACCCAGTTGAGAATCTCGCGTGCCACCTGCTTGATCTCCTTCAGCATGATGACCATTTTCTGAAAGGCGATTGACGCGGTTGCGAAGTTAGGTCCATCACCTGTGACGAGAGACTTGGCAACACCGAGAGCCACGATGATATCCTCCTTGACCTCTTTGACCTTGTCCTCGGTATTCAGAACCTGTCCCTCGGTGCCATAGGTTTCGGCTCGTACATAAAACGGCACTACCAGACCCGATTTTAAATCCATCTTATTAATCTGGTCGCGGATGGTTGAGATCATTTTCTGGGTGGGCATGATTACTTTATCGCCGTACTTACCACCGACCAGAATGAAACGAAGGGGTGTCGTCCAGCGCTTGGCAATGGCGCGTTGTGCCCTTCGATAATCCCTGAGTAGTTCAATTGATTCGAACGCCGGTGTCACCATAGAATTGCCTCGCTGCGAAAACTGTGGCGCGTTCCATTTGCGGTGGATCATCTGGTCAAGTGGAAGATCAATTTCATCTCCGGTGGTACCACTTTCCGTTTCCGGTTTCTGGATCGCCTTAACAAGTTCTCCATTCTCAAATTCAAGATCGACTGAGGGAGGATTAACACAGATCAGCTTGACAATGTCGTTATGCTCACCCTTGGAAGTTTTTCCGTCCGAGCCGTAACGCTTGTATCCAATGCATTCGCCCTTTACCAGCAATTGTTGAATCATGTCTTTCAGAAATCGGTTCACATTGAGCATATTGAATAACTCTGTGCCCTCGGATCGAACCGATTCATCATCTGATATGATCTTCACTTGGTCGCCAATGGCAAATGTCCGCCAAGTATTGATCGTGTTGGAAACGATCGGTTCTTCGCAATAATATTCCCAAGCCTTGCGCGCCCGTTCTTTCCAGTCTGAAGGGATACCCTTTATCTCATACTCAGAGCTGAACACACCAGATGCGATATTAGCTGCGGTCCCCATCAATTCTGAATCGACTACAATGGCATCGACAGCCTTGAAGTTTTCAGCTTCATTCCCCCGCGAAGGAGGTGTTTTCGTATCAGTCTTCATGAAGCTTCACCGCTTTCATATTCTGAAAAATTATCAGTCATAGAGAAAACACACTGCTTCGCTGTCAGGACGTAGATCGAGGTGAATGAAATTCTTAGCGATGCCAATCCCATTAAAACCCAGTTTGCCGGCGCTACGAACAATGTCAATCCGCAGACTGCTATCCTTGCATGCGATATCCACCGCGAGACCTTTCAGGTGCCATGAATGTGGTCTGCCTCCGACTTCCCGATTATGCTTCTCGCATCGTGCTCCGGAAGTTACCGGTAATGGATTGTCAAGCAGTGCGCGTAATGCTTCTAATCGAACCAGCAGTTCCGGCGCTACGGTCTTTTCACAACCGCAGCCGCAGTCCATCTCCTTGTCCGTGAAATGAGTCCTGATTATTTTGTTTGTCATATTTAACCTCTTTAAAAGATTGGATTCGTCGCCATGGGTGCGACATAAACTTCTTCGTAATGCGGATCGAGTCCCTCAAGCTTTTCTATTTCCCTTCTCAAAAAAGCGCAACGAGTCGAGTCAACGATATGATCATTTCCCTTTGAGTACACCACTCGTCCGTTCTGCAATGTGTAGGTATGCGTGGTAAACTCGTTTTCGATATCTATGTCATCGATGGGAAAGATTGCCTTGCGTTTGGCGAGCGCTCGGTTGATCAAGGAAGTCATATATTCCTTAGTTCGTTTGCGAACCGGTTTGGTGTCGTCATCATAGCCGATCACAGTTGCGCCTCCGAAATCGAATCCCCGCACCTTGTTTTCAAAATCCTGCCCACGGAACTTGTCCAGGTTTTTCAGATCCTGAACTATCGATAATCCGTTCCCGCCGTTATCAATCCCGATTCCGCGCGGATTGTAGTAACGATCGATCAGTGCTAATATCTCTGCCAGCGCCGGGTAGGGGACATGGGTCGCATGCAGACGAAACACGAGTCGCATCGCTCCGATTTCATCTTCACGCCAGACTGTTACCTCGGAAGGATCGTTTGTGTATCCCGTATCCGCTCCGACCCAGAACTGACCATCTTCGGGGGCAAGACACATCAGCAGGTCCAACCGATCACGGACTTCATCTTCAGAATCGCAATCGGACAATTCCTCACCTGGAATACTGACTGCCCGATAGCCATCATACATCTTCTGGCAGAGCTTAAACTGCTCGTGGTTGAAAGCGCCGTAGGATGGTCTTCCATGTTCTCCCAACACTTCATGTTGAAAACCGGGAGTAACTCGACCACCATAGAAATCGAGCATCTCCTGTTCTCGATCCTCTGACCAGCTTGGATTGAGTGACGAAGGCCAGTGAAAAATCTTCCAACGTTTCCTTTCTTTCGTCAATCGATAATATGTTGTATCCCTGAGCCCATTGGGATTGGAATAAATCCTGAATTTTCCACCGGCGTTCAAACACTGTCTGATTGCACGCCAGGCTTGTTCCGGCAACCAGGCAGCTTCGTCCATCCAGACTCGGTCAACGTGTAAAGACCTGAACGCCTTACCGTAATCCCCGCCCGGTCGGAAGTGAATCACCGTCCCCGAAATGAACTGAGCCTTGAAATAGGGCTTGCGGGTGATGGCAGAATGCCCGGATTTATTTATGGCAATCGCGGACATCAGATCTGGATTCTCACCCAGTTGAAACTCAAACTCATCGATCAGGGTATCCAGATGCCCCTGGTGTGGAGCTGCCACTAATCCGCTACCGCCCTTGGTTGTGAATGAGTAATGCAGCAGTTCTGTAACAATGCAGACCGACTTGCCTACATCCCGGCCATCCTGGTGAATTATGTTTTTTGACTTGCAGCGCAGGTCTTCTTTCTGATGATCCCAGAACTGCCTCGAGCTGCCGTCTCTGTTTGATAGAAATAACTCGCCCCACCTCACCGGATCGGTTAGGATTTTCATTAATGCCTTCTCGTCGCGGGAGGATAACGCCGACAAATCTGTATTCATTTTCACCATCTTACCGTCACATTAATCCAAATCTGCCTTGACTTTCTCCGTTTCCCACCGCACCATTGGACTGAAGATTTTGAAACTAATTCAAGCGACAGCAGGATACTCAACATGACCGAAAAAGAAATTGAAGAACGGATCGCTGAGGTGAAGTCAATCCGATATGACAGCTCACTTGCGATTGTCGACTTCCAAGAAAACAGAGAGACTTTCCAGCTTATCGGTGACCGCAGAATGACGGAACCAATCAGCGAATACCTAGGCAAGAAAGTACATTTGTTCATCACCAGCCAGTCGGTATGGAGCTGGCAACCTCTTGACGAATTCAATCCGGAGAACGAATCATGACGCTTGATCACAATATCAAACAGTTCATGGATCACCAACTTGCAAACGACAGGTCTCCACACACGATTGGAGCACAGCAGCGAGATCTGAACCTGTTGCTCAATCATCTGGGTAACGATTGCAACACCCGCGATATAACATCCACCGATTTTGATGGCTTCTTTCTCTCGGAACCTGTAATCAACAAATCCAATGGTCAACCAAAGCAGACCTCTTCCATCAATCGCACACGGGCTTCGATCAAAGGATTCTTCCGCTGGTTGACTGACACTGCTAAGATCGATCATAATCCCGCCATCGGGATTCAGATCAAACGCAATAACAGAAAACCTCCGGTATTTCTGATCGAGGACGAAAAACGTGTTCTTCTGAAGACTATCCGATCCCAGAAAGGCTGGCAGGCAAAGCGAGATCTGGTGATCGTCAACCTCTTCCTGCAGACCGGTATTAGACTGGCCGAACTGGTTAACCTGAACTTCACTGATGTTAATCTGCTGGAGAAGAAAATCACGATTCAAGCCAAAGGTGGACAGATTGTCAATCGCTTTCTCAACACCAAGCTGCGTACAATCCTGCATCGTTATCTGAAAGGACGCAAGCAGGTATTCACTGAAAACCAGGCGCTCTTCCTCAGCCAGTTGCAGAAGAGAATTACTACACGACAAATCCAACGCCGTATTGATCAGTGGATAGCCAAAGCTGGAATCAACAAGCGTATCACACCCCATTCTCTCAGGCACAGTTTCGCAACCGGTTTGTATGCTCGCACCTCGAACATCCTTGTCGTTCAACAGGCGCTCGGACATGCTTCTATTGCCACCACGCAGATCTATTCTCACCTGCTGGACGAGTCTCTTGAGGAAGCCCTCGAGACTCTGTAGGCAAGGATTTGAGTTAATTGCATTCATATCAATCCTCGCCTTCATCGACTTCGATTCGGATGGTGAATCCTCCATGCTTGGCCAACCATGATGTCAACCTTTCAACAGTGATGTGGAGCACTGCGATGAAGAGAAGAAACCCTAAAACGCCTGTCAGTAGAGTCATTGCGACCTCGCCGGAAGATTTGATACCTGCTCCCCCGCGAGAGCACCATTTATACTTTGCACTTGTAAGGTGCTTCGAGCTTTGGATTTTGACTTTCCTGAATTTTCACCTGCAGAGTACCTAAGAACAGTCACATACGGACTCTTATGTGACCCTTTCACCATGTTCGACCTCGAGTTTATAAAGACTTGCACCATCCGATTCTCAGTGTTATGTGACCTTTTATTTCGATTTTGAAATTACTAACTTCTTGTAGTTGTAGAAAAATACTTGTAAATCTACATTTCAAATGCAGAATCGCACGTTTTCTCCATTGTCGACAGCCATTTTCTTGTACATTTATTCGAAATAGCTTGCATATCGGCATTTCAAATGCGATATTGCAACTATTTACAGGTGCAAAATGAGCGTAAAATACATCCATCGTAGCATCGAACCCATACTGCTAAAGGCTGCAGAACAGTTCCCTGCAATCACCTTGACCGGTCCTCGTCAGTCAGGTAAAACAACTACCTTGAAAGAACTCTTCGGGAAAACCCATCGCTATGTCTCTATGGATTTGCCTGATAATCAACTTGCTGCTGAAACAGATCCCCGTGGTTTCCTTGCTTTAAATCCTCCTCCCGTGATTTTCGATGAAATTCAGAATACTCCAATATTACTCCCATATATCAAATTTATGATTGACGAGCGAAGGGATGAAGCTGGCCGCTTTCTACTTTCAGGATCACAAAACCTTGCTCTTTTGGATAGAGTTACCGAATCGCTCGCTGGTAGAACTGCAATACTCAAACTTTTACCAATGTCCCAAATCGAGATTTCTAAGTATGAGGATTCACGATTTCCATGGGAACGTAATGATGATCTTTTGACGCGTACTTCCGTTCCTCTGACCCAACTTTGGGAAAACATGCTGCGTGGATTCTATCCAGAACTAATTTCTGAACCAACGATTAGATCGGAATCCTGGCATGGTAGCTATATTCAGAGCTACATAGAACGAGATGTTCGATCTATTCGTCAGGTTGGAGATTTAATCCTCTTTCAAACCTTCGTTCGAGCATTGGCTATCCGTAGTGGTCAACTACTTAACCTATCTGACCTTGGTCGAAGTATTGGTATTTCCAGCAACACAGCCAGGCATTGGTTATCTGTCCTGGAAGCATCCTACATGGTTATTATCCTCCGTCCATACTTTGTGAATGTCGGTAAACGCATGGTAAAATCACCAAAAATATATTTCACAGATACTGGCACGCTCTGTCATCTAACAGGTATCACTGAGCCCAAGCATGCGATTGCTGGTCCTATGGCTGGTGCCATTTTCGAAACCATGGTTGTGACTGATATATACAAACGATACCTTAGCCGAGGTGACATGCCTCGTTTATATTTCTGGAGGACATCAGCTGGCGTTGAAATTGACCTCCTCATTGACATAAACAACCGTTTGATTCCTATTGAGATCAAGCACACAGCTACTGCACGCCCAAGAATGGCATCTTCCGTCAAAACGATCTTCAATGATTTTCCTGAAAAAGTGACTCAGGGCTATGTAATCTATCCAGGTGAAACAGCGTTACCTCTCGCACCCAAGGTGTTAGCACTGCCCTATACTGAACTTTAGCCATAAACAATCTCATGATATAGAACACGTGCGCTCCCTGAATTGAGTCGATTAAGTACTCCAAGCTACCTCCAGTATGCCCACACGGTGGACTTGTGCGCTCCAGACTGGCATTATATCTCCTCGACCTCAACTTCCTCGATTTCATATTCAGAGCCTGGCAGACTTCGAACCTCCTTGCCGGAGTCCAGTTCTTTCTGTCGTTGTCTTGTCTTCTCTATCAACTCCAGAGCCCACTGTGCTGGACTGGGCAGGTTGATATCTGTTCCCTTTCTGGCATGTCTGGTTACCTTTAACGCCTCCAGATGTCGGATCAGAGTCTTTGACAGAAAGTCAACACTGTTAGGCTGAGCATCGCCTTCGATAGCACGCTGCAGTCTGATGAACACCATCCCTGCGGTAACAGCAATGGCATAATCCGAGGAATCGTTCATATCCGGAATATCCTTCTTAAGGCCATCCATGAATCGATTAAACATCACTTCTTCACCTGGCTTAAGGAAACGGTCGACAAAGCAACCGTGAACCATTGCATTTAGGCTGCCCTTTGGAGCACCTCCACGATTCTTATGATTTGCGCCATGTACTCGACAAACAGCATATCCCTTTACTGCTGGATTCTTGCACCTCTCTCCTGTTTTCTTATTCTTTGCCTTGCATCGCATATTCAGGTTATTTAATGGCATAGAGAATTCCCTTTATTGAGGGTTTTAATTGGTATCCAGCAGCGGCGGGGGGGCACGTTTTTGCCATCATTTCGACAATCTTATCTCGATGCATGGCGTTCCTCATACTCAAGATTAGGGAATTTCACAATTTCACCTTCCGGTGGTACTGCAGATCCTTTGAAGGTCCGGATGTAAATGATGTCTTCATCGATTCGCTCGATCCGGTCGGTCTTATCGAGGATGCAGATCAAGCCATACCATTTACCGGCAATGAAATGTCCACGATTCTGATATAGCGAAGCTTCCGACCAGCCCTTTGATATAGCTTCGTCACAGATAGAATCGATAATCTTCACCACATTCGGATCGATGGATACTGTATATTCCCAGTGACCAGTTGTCGGATACAGATATGGTTGTGCAGATTCAGGTTTCGAATCCTCATTGGTTTTCAATATCTCTTTCGGTTTGGGCAATGCTGCAGGTGGAGGACTGTAATTGGTATTCTCGAACAGCTTCCTGACTGCAACCAGATTTCTTGAATCGATGTTCTCAGCCACCCAATCCTTGATTGGTTCAAATCTTGTGGTCAAAGAATGCAAAGCAACTTCTGTCAGTCTTCCGTTGTGTACTGCATTTTGAGCTAACTTCATTCTACCTTCAATCCAGACAAAGTATTTAGCATCAAGCCTACGGTAGGATATGCCATTGATAACCATATCTTGCTGCCTGGCTTGACGTGTGCTCAACTCAATCATCCTTAGATCGGTCGAGACGTAAGGAATGGTTTGAACCAGTTCCTGCTGAAATAGTGTTTGCTGTTGTATTGCCATCATTCTGAAATTGTTAAAAAATCCATTTATGTTTAGGACGTTGCAGGCCATATTTAGGACGTTGAGACTCATGTCCTAAATATTAACTCCTGTCTGGGACTGGAGATTTAGGACGTGTTAGGACGTTTAGGACGTTTTGCCTATCCCTTATACGTGTGCGCGCGAACGTACATGTACATGAGGAGAAAAGAACTCTTTCTCGCACGCAGGGGGTATAGTAACGTCCTAAAACGTCCTAAACGTCCTAAAAGCACCACATTATCTCCTTTACTATCATCGTCTTACAAAACAGTGCATTATTTGCATGTCCTAAACAACGTCCTAAATTTTGACTCAACGTCCTAAACATTTTGACTGAAATTTGAATTATCATCAAAAGGGTACCTCCTCATCATGCCAATCATCATCCTTATCAATGTTTTCTTCACTCTCTGCGGACTCATCACTTGCCTCCAACCGGATCAATTGATATCCAGACACTGGATTACCAGAAGAATTCCGCGTCCAAGTAATTCCTATTCTGAAATCGGAGATAGTTCTGTCGCGTGCGGATTTCAAAGCCTTCCCAAGTCGAGTCTGCTGCGACCTCTCTGTTTTATCCCCTCGAACAGAAACCATCAGATCATTTTCCTCGCATAATCCATATAACGCCTTAGCGGTAACCGGTTCTGTAGCGAAAGCCGACCACCAGCCCTTGACAAATGCACGCCACATCTCGTTTTCTTCATCTGCATGCTCATAGAATTTCTCACGGTTCTGAAGGAATCCTTCAATTCCACAGAACTGCAGAATACCGCCGATCACTCTCGTCCAGTTCTCGAATGAACCTATTTTCCTACCGGAATAAGGCTGTCCGGCATGCACCCAGGCAGAAACCATTGTTAAAGCAGCCTCAACAAGCGCACGTCTATTTTCATGTGTCCAACCTTCAAGCGGATCATGTTTAAAGCCTTTCCGGTCGCGGGGTCGTTCCATCATGGGATCAATTCGAATCCACATCACTCGATCCGCAATCTCGCTGGAAGTCTGGAGATTATTCCCTGTTAACAACCACATCGAACGGTTGCGGACGGTGATATCCTTGTTCTGACCAAGCATGCGATCACTCCAGATATTCGCGGTCAGGACGGCTGCCAGTGTTCCGGAGTCGAGTCTTCTACGGGTTTCGGCATTGTCAAAGCCGATGAGCGGTCGTCCTTTCAACAGTTCAGATGATACACGTTTTCGCAATTCCTCTTCCTGATATGGCAGCGTCTGAATAACCATCCCTTCACCAGTTGCGATGATAGAAATCAGATTTGCAAGCAGTCCTTTACCACTACCGGGAGTCGGCGCATCGATTAAATGCAGCGGAGTCGGTCCATCGACCATCTGCCGCACGAATGGCAACAGAAATGAAGCGACAGCATTAGCTCTATCCGCTTGAGTTACAAACGGAAAGTCGATAAGTAAATCCTCAGCAATCAATGATCTTGCTTCGGAAACCTGAGCTGGCGATGGATTCTTGGGAACGATGATCCCCGCCAGATCATGACTAAGTTGTAACCACGCCCGGTTGCTCTCGTGATATCCATTGGTCGTGATCAATTTTCCATCCTGCCCGACAAAGGGAGTGCTCATCACATTCTCAAGCTGTGGTAATCCCGGATGAGGATCACTCACCAATGCGTTGGTGATTTCCCGAGGTGGTTTTGCAGGTTTGATATAGTCTTCCGTCTCTAAAATCCAGTCGGCATTCTCGAATAGAAACACATTGACCGTATCCTTGTTCATGATCTCGATGTGGATCGGATTACCATCATCTTCCCGGATGCGAACAAGTTGTCCGGATCGCAGGAACAGAGAGGGTTGATTATTCTGCCTGTTTACTTCGAAAACCATTTCCCATGTATCGGATAGAACATCGCTTAACTGCCTATTGATTGCTATTATTGCAATCTTAGAGTTTTTTTTTCTCTTAATGGACATTGATCCTCGTGAAATCGTTGGATCATATCCATCACCTAAACTGTGACCGGCAAGGGCATTCTCAATTGTACCCTGTCCATAAGTTCTGCCATCAGAATAATGCTGCTTATCCCATTTCTCCGGTCTCGACAATCCGGATTGTCTGAAGAGAGTATCTAACCGGATCGCATCGTAATTCGTCCACCATGCCAGATGGTTGCAAAGAGCTTGATCAGCCTCCGATTGAGATGGATATCCCGCCCCTTCCCAATCTCCACGCCACAGCGTTTCAAACTTTATCCCATTGTTTGATCTAATTGCCTTGGCAATGATCTCATCATCATTCAGAACCGGTGGATTCCTGCCGTTCGGTCGAGATGGCTTTCCTTTCGTACGCGTTTTCTTAAAAGTCCTCGCATGCAGCTGGTTAAGTTCCTTCTGAAAATCCCTAAGCTTGCCAATATCATAATCCAAACCGGTTACGGTGAAGAAACGATTGGAATCGTACATCTCGATACGATCCTTGCGCCTTCCACGCGGTGGCAACTGTCCACGACCGATAATGTGATAGCCCTTCCTGGAGGGCGATAACTCCGTGTAACTGTTAAGTTCGGCAATGATTTCGGTTGCCCAGCTTTCAACATCACCATCATCGCTAATGCATTTATCCAGATCTATCCCGACAAACGGATCATCCTTGCTGAAAACAAAACCGACTCCACCCAGTTTCCTGTTTAAGGCGCGTTTAACGGCTATTTCAAAGCTGCCCCAGGTCTCTGACTTGTTCGACTTGGCATTATACCCAGTATTAGGATTCATAGGGATCTTGTCGAACTTGCCCGTTTTTTCACTCCACCTCAAACTGTATGGAACCCATTGAGGCAGCTCTATCATTTCTACGGGGAACTGATTTCTGATGCGTTCGACATCTTTCTCGGTCATCACACATGGCTGTGGTTTTCGAGATGATTCACTCATACTGGTACACGTTCAGAATGCAAAGAACCAACAACCGATATTGACAGGAATGTGCGCCGTCTATCGACGAGTTTCTTCTGCGCACAGTTTCTAAGTCCCCACTGGTCTCCGATAATAACCGCACTCTGTCTGGCGCGAGTCACTGCGGTATAAAACAGATTCCGATTATGCATGAATGTGTGCGCCTTATGTATAATCACTACCACACAAGGAAATTCTGATCCCTGTACTTTGTGAATAGTCAGAGCATATGCCAGAGAGATGTCGCTCAGATCAGGTGAACCGGGTTCGATCTCGACAGTCCTTTCTTCAAACCGTATTTTCAGACCACCTCCCGGAATGACATACTCGATTATTCCCATAGAGCCATTCATTACTTCCAACTCGTAATTATTGCGCGTCTGAATTACTCTGTCGTGCAGCAGAAACTTGGGACGACGTCCTGGCTTTGGAGCTGGTGCATTGATGCCATAGAGTTTCTTCTGTAATATTTGTTGCAGGATGACATTCAGAGCAGCTACACCGAGTGGACCCTTCTTGGTGGGAGTGATCATCTGGACTTCACGCAAAAGATCGAATCCAAGGCGTTCATGCAGAGTAGTTTCAAACAGATCAACGATGAATCGCTGCACATCCAGAGCATCGGTAAATTGATTTACCAGGTACCATGGTCTGCGACCATTTGTACTTTCGGACGCAGTTTTGCGTACTTCCCCACGCAGAATTGCTATGCTGTTCTCTTTCAGAATTCCAGCTTGCCTGACGACCTCATCCAGAACAACACATGGAACGAGTTTAGTGTCGATCAAATCTCTTAGGATATTCCCAGGTCCAACCGGTGGCAACTGGTTATGGTCACCGACGAGGATCACAGCTGTATCTTCCAGATCGATAGCTTTGAACAAATGCCAGGCAAGTGGAACATCGACCATGGAAACCTCATCGATAATAATCACATCAGCGTTAATCGACTCTTCATTGAAATTCTTGCCGTCATAGCCCAGCAAGCGGTGAATGGTATAAGCTTCACCACCGACCACCTGTTCCATCCGTTTGGCAGCCTTACCGGTCGGCGCTGCCAGGATGACCTTTTTCTTGTGAGTCCGATAAAGTTCTGTAATAACACCTACCGTGAATGTCTTTCCGCTTCCCGCGCCTCCACTGATCAGAGTTATCTGAGATGACAGGGCAGCAAGCACGGCATTGCGTTGACATTGATTCAGGGTTGGAGCTGCCTTATCAATCTCTGTTTGCGTAAAATCTTCGAAGTGCGGATTGTGATCATTACCCGCCTTAAACCAATTATGAAGATCAGTCTCCATCTGGAACAGATCCGGACGGGCAACAATGAAACGACCGCCATGCGATTTACAGACAAACTCTTCTTTATCGATTAGCTTATCGAGTTCCTTTTCGATGATCTCTCTACTGTCCAGACAATCCATCACCAATAGTTCATTTACCGTATCGATCAGATCTTCATAATCGATCCAGCAATGCCCAGCATCGACCTGTTCGTTCATGCAATCATGTAAACCGGCGCTGATGCGATGCGGATTGTCCTTAGGCAGTCCAATCTTCCTGGCAATCTTGTCAATCTTCTTGAATCCGTAACCTCTGATCTCTCGAATCAACAGATATGGATTCTCCTTCAAGACTGCCACAACATCGTTTCCGAACTTGTCGACCAGTGTCGAGACTTGTTTGAAGGTCAATCCGAATGAGGAGAGCCAAGTCAAGGCGGTATTATGTATTCTGGTTCGTTGCCATTCCTTCTGGAGTTCTTTGACCTTCGCAATGGGCAATCCTGCACAAGCAGAAATCTCCTCCGGTCGTTCCAGGAGCACAGTCTCAAACTCACTTCCGAACTTCCCGGCAATCATACCGGCTTTGACCTGTCCGATGCCTTTGATCTTGGGGTGATTGGCGAGGTAGGACGCTAGTCCATCCGGATTGAGCGGCATATCATATTCAAACCGATCTACCTGGAATTGCCGTCCATATTGAGGATGATTCGTCCAGTTACCGAACAGCTTTACCTGATCGCCTTTCTGGATCATCAATGATCCGGCGAAGGAGATACTCTCGCCATCATCGGATTCTAAACGTCCTGCAGACCAATTAGGACTCGAATAGAAAAGTGTATCTATCCGCCCCTGGATGGTCTCAAGTTTGCCATTATTCTTCGTTTTCTT